AGCTGCCTACTATTCATCTTAGTCTTAGTAGTAAGAGCCTGAAACGAATCGACTACCATAATATCGTTCTTCTCCATCTCCTTACTGATCGTATCGATATCGGTAACGTTAGCGATCTTAACACCTTTAACGTTAAGGCGCTTACAAGTAAAGGCTAGCTGGTAGCAGTTCTCCTCACCAGAAGCGTACGAGGTATCGTACCCTGCTTGCGATAGATGCTCTAGAAGCTGAAGGGCGAAGGTAGTCTTACCACAACCAGCCTGCGCGGTAAGAGTAATAGCGGCCCCGGGAAGGAGACCTTCACCGAAGAGCTTGTCGAAGTCCTGCACTCCGGACTTCATTCGATTAAAAAAGATCTCTGGGATCTCGATCTCACCAACGGCGGTGAAGTCTGTTTGATCTGTAATAAGTTTCATCTGCATAACTAATTATATCTGAGTTCCTAAAGCCACTCCTGGCATCTTGCTTCTTCGTGATCCTTTAAGGCCTTCTTAAGCCTTTCGTTAACGACCCGATCGTCGGGACTGTTGTTAGTATATCCAACGAGCCACATGAGCTCGTCTCTTAGCATTATAGCGGCTGAGCGCTCCTCTGTTAGTTTCTCAAAGTCTGTCTTCGGCATACTCTTATTATATTAAAGTTCCAATCTAGCGGCCTTGCTCTCCATCTTAATTGTGAGGAACTTAATAATGTCTTCTGCTTCAAATGGCTCATGCTTCTGAATATCTCTTACAACAAACTCAAAATGGGCTAGCATATTCTTCACTCCATCAATTGAATGAAGCCCATCTAATCTCTCAAACATCTCTTTATCCATACCTAATTATATTAGAGTTCCTTCAACCTACGCCCCGGGGCAAGTTCCCTTTCGGGAACCTCCTTTCTAGTAAGCTACATCTGACATCTCATCTCTCAAGAGATCTCTCAAGTTCTCGTATACTGCCAACCTTACACTCTCCATATCGATATCGACCTCACCATCTTCAATAAGTTCGGCCTTCTGCATCTCGACACATTCTTCAATTAATTCTTCCATACCTAATTATATCTGATTTCCTTTTTAAAGATTGTCAATTACATTTGCAATAGCATCTTTTACTTCTTGAGAAGGAGCTACCTCAAGTGCCTCTTCTAACAACTGCCAACATTCTCTCTCTTGCATACCTAATTATAACAGATTTCCTTTTTGCGAACCTATGCGAGAGCTCCCTTTTAAAGGAGCTCCTTCCTACTTATTAAAACTCTACCAACACATCATCATCTAACTTACTAATACTACTAACCATCTTACTAATTACTTCCTTCTTCTCTACACTCTCATCCCACTCCAATCTATCTTGAAACATAATATTTAAAAACTCTACATCCAAATACCTTCCTTCAATCGATTTGTCACATCCATCCTCATACAACTCATTACAGACATCATAATTGAATCCAACTTCCTTACAACTTACAACTTTAACTTCCTTCATAACTAATTATAACAGACTTCCTTTTTAAAACAAAAGGGAAAAGTGCGACGGGGCCCCCTCCAAAATTTAGGAAAACAACCAGTGGGTAGAAGTTCCTTTTACCACTTCTCCATTACATATACTACAAATAAGAAAATGGCGAGAAATATTAAACTTCCGAACACTATCCCTTCAAAAAACTCTCGATCGTCTCTCTTCATCTTATTATATTATACGCTAGTTCCTTTTCTTCTAAAAGATAACTAGCTGGATCCACCGTAGAGTGAGAGGTCTAATAGGTTGATTCGTACCCGTTATTTAGACATGTGGAGTGGACATGTCGATTCGATCAACCTGTAGTATCGATACCGCCGCTATTCAGTGTAAGCACAGTACCGTCAGGTAGTGTAGTAACATAAAGACCAGCTTGTGTAGTACAGTCTAGTGTTAAAGTGATTGTGTCTCCTATTGTGAATGTACCTTCTGCCTTAGGATTCTCTTTGTGCGCTTTATATTTTACCTGCATAATTTATATTTCTTTTGTATTACTGTATTTCAATATACGTACATGCGTATTATTTCGAGGGGGAAACTATTTCAACCTTGTAGAATGAAGGATTTAGAAAGATTACGAGCAGTTTAGTTTATAAGGTACATGCTCAGGTCCTTTTATTTATTTGTTGTTTTTGGGAAAATATCTATAGTTTTCTAACTACCTTTGATACTATACCTATTAGACATAGCCATAAGCGTTGGAGCCCACAGACCCACAAAGATACCTAATGACTTATCAGTATTTGTAGTATACAGATAGATAGAAGCCAGTACGGATACTAGTGATGCGATAAAGAACAGTTGGGATTTCTTATTATTCATACTCTTATTATACTAAAGTTCCCTTATACCATTCCATCCGGTTGTTTAATCAGACGTACTGATGTCCAAATACCGAATACAATCATAAACAAGCCTGCCGAACTTACTACTAGAGTGTTGGATGGTTTGTTTGTTACTGCTTCTAACACTCCTAGTACCATCGGAAAGAAGATACACAGGAGGTTAATTACTGCTAATGTTTTGTTGTTCATAAAATTACCAATTGATCTTACAATTATAACCAATAGAGTTACCTCTAGTCATCTGCCTCATACGGTTTCTGCGCCTACGTTCATCTTCTGCTTCTTTATGATACAGATCAGCATATGAACCTTCTGTTACTCTCTTGATCGTATTAGATCTTACTTGTTGTTTTGCTCCCTTTGCCATACTATTATTATAAGGTAGTTCCTTTACATGCCATCTGGGTATTCGGCATGTAAGTAGATTAATATGATTGCGACGAGTATAATCAACATTGTGTATAAAATTTTTTGCCGTGCTGCCTAGCAGTTGTTGTCTATACTCTAATGGATGGGTATAGTAATAGAAGATGATAAGTGCCATCTTTCCATTGATTAGGTGGGAATGCTTTCTTCTCTTTTTTCTCCTCCTCCTTCTCTTTCTTTACTGACCATACTAGATAGAGCCTATTAGAACCTTTCGGCGCTTTAACTGCTTTCTCTACTTGTGATCTAGTAATCGTCTTATCATCTGATGTAAACGTTACGATCTGCTTACGGTCTTTACCGGTTGCGATACGTACTCGTGATGCTTTAAATGTCTTTGTCAATGCCTCCCAGACATGAGTTTTACATCCGCCTCATGTTACTCCGGACATTACTGAGACGTACTTTGTTTGTCCGGTTGCTGCTGTTGTTAAGCCTATTAAGGCTACTAATGTTAATAATGCTTTCATCATATCTTATTATAGTAAATTGGTAGGAGATGTCCACCGTGCCACATGGATTAAAGCGTCGAGGCACTGGCCAACTCGTAAGTTAATCTCGCCATCTCCTTGCTGGAATTCTCTGAGGGCTCCAGACTGAACCCACCTTTGTTCATTATTTTTCGACTTATTCAAAGGCTTAACCGTGTTTATACTCACTTGTCGTACTATTATTATACTAGAGTTCCCTCGGAGTTCCCTCTAATACAGTAGTAAAATCTATTTCTTTTTGAACTCTTTGATCTTAAGCTTTCTTACGCGTAAGAACCTTCGTTCGGTTTTAGATGAGATACTTTCGTATCCTTCTGCTTCTTTAGTTAACTTCAGAGCTTCATCAAGTGAAGCTGCTGCTTTCATTCTCTCTACTATTCCAGTTGGTTTGTTCATAATCTTAAAGGTCTTTCCAGTTAGTAATAATATCAGCAGGTGAATTAGCTTCTAAGTTATTAGCTAGCGTTTGAATTAAAGGTCTCATCTCATCAAGCTCTTCTACAAGTCGTTGAGCATAACGAGCATCAGTCTGAGTAAAGTCTTCAACATCATTCATAATTAAAGCCTCTTGTAAGTCTTGCATAAAGAAGAACGCATCCCTAACGTAATGACCGCTAATCATTCTACGTCCTTGCTTATCTTTTCTTGCTGCCATAATACAGGTTTGCGTTATTTCTCCTACTCTCCGCTTTTACAATCTCGTAATCAAGACACATCTTATTAAGGTCACAACTTACAGGAAACTTACAACTCTTCGTCCGACAATTCTTCTGCTTGCTTAAGCTGGAATTCAACCCAGTCCATATCTTCTTTAGATACTTTGTTATCATTACTAATCTTTTGATCGTTTTTAATCTTCTTCTCCAGTTCTTGAATAAACCTTAGCTCATCTTGGAGGTTAAATTCATCTGCAATCTCTTTCTCTTTAGGAGACAGATGATCATCCATATTTACTTCTTTGTCTTCTGCTAATTCTTCACTTACAAGCAAAAAAATCTCATAGGCCTCTTCAAGCGATACTTTATTATCGATGGCGTAGTTAATAACTTCTTTCGGGTAATCCATATCTTTATTTACTAGCATGAACAGAAAACAACGCAGGAGATACTGAATAGATCCAACGGTTATTAACTTTCTCCCTATCTCCACCAAGCTGCTGAACTACCCGGTAGATATGACCATTCAGCCTATCGTTAAAGCTATCCCAATCCCATGTAGCTTTATACTCTTTCTTATAAAGCTTACGCAGATGAATAGAATCCTTTAAGCGCTCCTTTACATCTACTGAAGTAAATTTACCCATCTTAACGAATGCAATTCGAGTAAGTTGAGATGCTAGATATTGATCGAATGATGCTCTTTTCTTCATACCTAATTATATCAGAGTTCCAATTCTTCGCGCTTCTCACTCGCTAAGCGATGCTGATTCCAACGCTCTTCAAATGCTTGTTGATGAGAGATCTTCTCCCGGTTTTTCTCTTGGTCTTTTTCTTCAAATAGATTACGCACTCTGTCGTCTATCAACTTAAGAATCTCCTGTTTTAGTTTAGCACTTAACTCTTCGGGCATACTATTATTATATAAAAGTTCCGATGTATTTTGACAGCTAACGCGTTAAGAAGTTAGAATAAGTTTCAGATGAGATAGCATCTACTGAATCAACTCTAAAAGAGCGCCAGCCTTCTGCTTCTACATCATAAACGCGTACAGTCTCTTCTGTATTATAGGTAAAATTACTACCTTCTTGAGGATATTCTTCTTCCGGAATATTCTTTAAGTCAGTTGTACACTTCATCTTTCGCTTATCTCCATTCTTCTTAGTAAACTCGACAATTAGAATGTCTCCTCTACCCAATATGTGTTTAATTTCATTAATCATAATCTTAATCTGGTTGAATACCTTTAGCTACCATTTTCTTTACGTAGTGATTCCATTCTGCTGGGGGACCGGCTTTATCTGTTGAAAGCTTCCAATACTTCATTTCTGTAGGCTCGTTGCGTACCTCGTTAATAATCCTATCAATCAAAGCATCACGGCCGGCCTCTGAATTGAGATTAACATCTTTAAAATCCACAAGCGCGTTATGAAGCTTATCTCTTACATTCCTATGAGTATCATACATGACTTACCTCCCAGGGAACTACTTTATTAAGCTCTTCATAACTCTTACAGAGATCATGATTACTACAGAAGTTATCAAAGAACTCTTCAAACTCATCCTCACTCATCCATCTAATCATATCATTGAAGAAGTCAGAGTCTGCTGCCGGCATAATGCCTGGAGCGCAAGTCTCAATGAGGAATTCTACTTTCTCGAATCGGTTCATACTATAATTATATCAGAGTTCCTATCGCTGCTGTGACTTAGTCTGCCAACCACGCTCAAGTCCATAAATGAATGCTTTCTCTAGCGCCTCTTTAACATCCCAGACACTCAGCTCATGAAAGTCTTCACTATCAGAATTCTTAGTTTTAAGCGTGTTAATATTCAGAACGTCGTTGGCAATTTGCGTTAGCATCTCTTCGTTGTGGCTCATATCTAATTATATCAGAGTTCCCTATCGCATTGCGCATATTAACGCAGTAGTCGTTACAGTGATGAGTATAAGATCGTACATTACTTCTTTATTTATTTTACGAAAGTTGATTACTTTGAAAACTGAACGTCTTCGATAGTAAATTCAACAGCTCGTCTCAGATCATGCAATTCTTTATCAACTTTAGCAAACCTCTGTTCAATAATTGCAGCATACGCTTTAATCAACGAGACTTTATTATCGATGCTGTAGTTAATGACTTCCTCTGAATGATTATTTTCTTTCATACCTAATTATATCTGAGTTCCTTATCTATCTCCAATAACCTCTCATGAATTTGGTCATCTCTATGTAATTCATCGCTCTCTTTCCTCCGTATTGTATTGTCTCTGTAGGAACTTCTCCCCAATCCTCACATAAATGATCCCACATTATAGGATCAGTCTCTTCTGCTGGAGCTTGTTGTCGAGTAATATCTGCATACTCTTTAACAACCTTATTATACTCTTCAAGCCTGTTCTCCTCTCCCCCTCTTATTTCCTCCGCTAACTCTGATATTCTTAAAACTATTTCACCTCTCTTTTTAAATTTAGGCTTAGTTGTTCGCTTGTAAGTTTTCATATTTTATATACTCCCACCTAGCCTCTCCCTTTCGGGTTGTAGGCGTGAAGATTTTGACGCCTCGTTATTTGCTAGGAGCAGGCCTGAGCGGGATTCGAACCCGCATTCCTCTATAGACGCTCGCGAGCGCACATCACGGTAAAATGCACTTTACCGATATGGGTTTTATATAGAGGTCTTACCTTATTAGATGATCAGGCCATATTTTGTTTTTATATTATACTGTAGTTCCTAAAGTCCTCGACCATCAAACTCTATCTCGTTTTCTACTGTCTCGAGCATCTCCTCAACAATATCTTTAATCTCTTGTTCTTCGGGCATATCTAATTATACGAGAGTTCCTATCGAGCGTTCGTTACTGATGTTTCTGAATAGATTACTCCATTACCATCAGCGCTGCTTCCTACTTGAGCACCAGTGGAGAGATCAAAAGCTACTAAATCTTCGTGATGATCTCTATATGCCTCAATGTATCGTAAAGCTTCTCCTAACGTTTCAGTTAGTTCGAGTCGTTCATTAGTATAGTCATTAACGATTCGAACTTCAAAACCTTTCAGTTGAGAGGCTTCAATAATTACAGGCTCTAAAACCTGTATATCTTCTGCAACATTCTCTTCTTTATTATCATTAACCGATAATGCATACTGAACATACAGGATGGTTAGTACGAAACAAACGAATATTCTTAGTTCTAGGGTATCTTTTTTCATAAATTAAACTGGTTCAGGGTACAGTTGATTCCAATCTTCAGGAGAAACTCCGGAAATAAGAAACTCCCTTTCATCTGCTGAAAGATAAGGAAGAGCGTCTTGAATATTAACTCCACCCTTTTTCCACCTAACATAATCGTTAGGATTCATCTCAATCTCCATAATATTGACCCTTCCAGTCACAGGAGAAGTTTTTTCTATCTCATACTTTTGCATACCTAATTATATCTAAGTTCCATCTTCAATCTCTTTAAGCCGAGTTTGAGTATAACCATTCTTCTTTTCAATTTCATATTGAAGCAGAAGATCTACTTCTATATCTCTTAGATAACGTTTCAAATTCTTTCTAAAGTTATTCTCCGTATGAGATACTTCTTCAATCCTCGAAAAGATTCTATGAAGCATTTCTGAATATGTCCACTCAATGTTCTTAATCATCTTACTAATATTCTTTCTGATCTCCATGTGCTTCAGCATCATCCCAACCAGATTTATATTCCTCAACCTCTTTCTCTGTCATATCACGTTCAATAATCTCAGGAGAGTTGTATGTATCTCCCATGAAATAATGAGGCTTATAAGGCCTACCGTAATAATAATCAGCTGTTCCTCTGTCGAAGGGTCCTCCATGTCTATGTACGAATGTTGTTAGTTCTTCTTTATTAAATTTCGGCATACTATAATTATATCAGAGTTCCTAAAGGAGTTTCTTCTTCAGATACTGTTCAGGAGTAGCTAACGCATTTCGGAAATTAGAGAGATCAACAATAATATCATCTAGGACTTCTCTCATATGCTGATGTTCTCTACTGCTTTCGATATTACCTCTTACAAAATCCATAATATGCTCTTCAATATTTTCATGAGGCATATAAACTCCTTCTTCAATAGGCTCAGAGCTATAAGGGGCTTCAGGAAGAACTGCAAAGTCTCCGTTTTTAAGATGCATAACGTCGTTGTTCATACCTAATTATATCAGAGTTCCTTACTGGTTTCGCTTTCGTAATAATCTTCTTCGTCAAATGGCGTTATCTCTTCAAAATAACTGACTAATACTTTATCTCCAGCCTCATCATATGTAAATGTTTCCTCTGTAATGAGACCATCCTCAACGATGCGTTGAAAAATAACTCTGCCGGCCTCATCCCGAAGGCAGCCGGCAGAGTTGTCATCTAACTTTTCCACTCTGAATCTCGTTTAATCGACTTGATCGTTTCAACTACTTCATTATGATGAGCGATAATCTCTACTTTCTTTTCAATTTCTACGCCTAGATCAGGATGCTCTCCTATAGCTACTTGATTATTCAAATAGGTTTCTAGATCTGCTCTAGCGATATCTCGTAGAGCTTCGTGCTTTTTCTTAATTGCTTTTAAATGTGCGTTCATTATTTTAGGTTCTTACTTTCTTACTTATGGACTAGAGTAAAAGCTACGCTATTTGCTCCTGGTACTGCTTGAATATCAGCATCAATTAACTTTACTTGAACATCCGGCCCATCAGCGGTTGCACAAGTTCCTATCTTTCCGATAACTACTTCTGAAAAATCATTAATGTTACCATGTTTCTCAAAAAATTTGATATGCTCTTTAAGCTCTCCTAATCTCATACTATAATTATATCAGAGTTCCTATCTAGCTGTCTTCCTTACTTACAAACTCTTTCTCTGTAAGGGTCGCTAAAAATCCTTTTTTCTTAAATTTAGCTACTTTTTTATGAGCTGTAGCATAACTGAATGGACCGATAGCAGCTACTCTTTCAAAACGGTGATCATAGATTTCGACAATATATTCTTGGTCTTTCATATTCTTATTATACATGGGTTCCTTTTAAAAATGGCACGCTCTATAGGATTCGAACCTATGACCCACAGCTTAGAAGGCTGTTGCTCTATCCATCTGAGCTAAGAGCGCTTATTTCAAATTAATTATACCAGAGTTCCGAAATTTACTTCTCATAACGTTTACCGTCAAATACACATACAAAATAAAGAGGATGTTTCCATGTATTTTTTACTTTATGAAACATTCCATTAGGAATTAAAACCACATCGCTCCCAGCAACAGAAAACGTTTCTTCTCCTAGAGTCATTTCTCCATATCCATACTGAAAGAAATAAACCTCTTCTTGTCCTTCATGACTATGACCTCTTGTCTCTTTACCTGGTTTTAAGAGTGTACTACTTACTACTAGGTTTTTAAGATGTTTATTATCTTTAAGTAAGTACGTCTCGTTATCTTTAACTATTTCACCACCAATATTATTAATAGGTACCTTCACCTCACATATACCAATCTACCTTTATATTCTACCCTCTAACGTCTCTTATTCAAGGCGCCAAATCTTATTTTCCTGATCATAATTACTCCAGGGCTTTTCAGCAAATACTATACCCGCAACTAATTTGTTTAAATGGTTATCGTTTAAAGTATTCAGAACCTTTTCAAATGTTTTTATATCTTTGTATGAAGAAGAAGATTTTTCATTAATAAGCTCCATTATCTTATCAATCTTTTCTTCCTTATCCATACAATTATTTAGGTCTTCTAGACCTTAGTAACTGTATGTTAACTATCTTTTTCCTCCATGATATTCTACAGCGTGTCCTTCTTCTAGAAGCATCTTATTAGCATTACTCTCATCCTCATTAGGACTTATAAGCTCTCCTAATAGCCTACCGAACTTACCTTTCTTATCAATTGAAGTTCTGATAACCATCTTATCACCCCATGAAGCTAAAATATCAATCAGTCTAGCTTTGGCAGCCAGCCCTTTTGCTTTCTCTTCTAAATCCCTCGTTCTGCATTCAGGAGTATTAATACCTTTCAATCTAACTCTCTCTTTAATGTGCATGTTAAACCCACAGTCAATTGTTACATCTACTGTATCACCATCGACAACTCTTCTTAACTCTGCATTGTATTCGTACATGTTGTTATTTATTTGTCTGCTAGTGGTAATTCAACAGGAGTCCATACATTATTAACTCTAATCATGTAAGGTACAGTTGAACATTTACCTGTATCATCATCCATCGGAAATATTAAGATGGAATCATATTTTTCAAATAGCTCGTCATTAAGCTTTCTATTTTTTATACTCGAACAGGAAGTAAGAGTTAGTGCGAGAATTATATATTTAAACATTATCTTAGTGCTGGTCGATATGAGCGGCAAACTACTCTTCTAGGGGCTCCTCTATATCTAATATAATCTGGTCTAGTATCAAATCTATAATTAAATTGATACAAGTGATTAGTCGGTAGAACTCTATAATAACGAGGGGTAGGAGTAACAGTCCTTACCGTATACGTATCAAGAGTACAGGATGATAATAATATGACTGATAGTAGAGATAGAATAATTGATTTCATGATGCTTTATGATCTGTAATCATATTTAGTAGCTTTCTTATAGCTTTAGCTTCTATCTGACGAATTCTTTCCCTCGTAACAGTATAAGTATCACCAACTTCTTCAAGAGTTCGCTTAATACCATCGTTCATACCAAATCTCATCTTAAGTACATCTACCTCTCTATTCGTTAGAGAACTTAAAGTAAACGTTAAGTTATCTTTCAGAACTTCGAAAGCAGCATCTGAGCTACTATCGGTATTAAACTCTCGTTCATCTTCAATAAAGTCAGCAATAGTAGTATTACCACTATCACCAACAGGAGCATCTAGAGAGATAGGATGCATAGCAATCTTTAGAATAGACTTAACCCGAGTAGCAGGCATTTTAAGCTCATGAGCAATCTCTTCTGCAGAAGGTTCACAGCCTCCAGATTGAAGCAGCGTACGTTGAACTCTAAAGATCTTATTGATAGTATCAATCATATGCATAGGTACACGAATAGTTCTTCCAGTCTCTCCTACACATTTAATAATAGACTGCCTGATCCACCAAGTAGCATAAGTAGAAAACTTATAGCCTCTCTTATATTCAAACTTCTCTACAGCTTTAATCAAGCCGAGATTACCTTCTTGAATCAAATCAAGTAAAGCTACCCCTCTATTAGTATACTTCTTAGCGATACTTACCACTAGTCTTAAGTTAGCCTGAGCCATCTCACCCTTAGCTTTACTCATATCTCTTAATGCTTTACTCATAGTAGATTTACTACTATCACCTACATTATTACAAAGACTAAGCTTAGCCATTTTCTTAAAGCTGAATCGCTCATAAAGCTTTTTAGCCTTCGCTTTACTACATTTACCTTTATGAATCTCTACTCTAGATACTTTAATCAGATGACGGAGACCTTTCATATACTTCTCCTTAGAAGGAGTATCTACGACTTCATCAAGTCGCGTCTTACCATTTAAGATATCTTTAGCTACTTGCTCGTAATTCTTAAAGCAGTTTTCATCTGAATAGAGAATATTGAAAGCCTTATTCTCAGCAGTCTCGATTCGTTTAAAGATTTCAACTTCTTGCTCCTTAGTTAGGAGCTCCGTCTGACCCATTTGCTTCATATATGCGCGGATAGGATCGTTCGCGCGTTCTTTAGTTTCTGGCATTATCTAATTATATCTAAGTTCCTTTAACGTTTTTAACTCCACATAATATAATCTCTTTTACAACTAAGTTCAACAAGAGATTACAATTATTTTGCATGAAGTTCCTTTTTAAAATGGTAGGAGCGGTGGGATTCGAACCCACACTGTACGGATTTTAAGTCCGTTGTCTCTGCCAATTGGACTACGCTCCCGATGGTGCGCCCGGTGGGACTCGAACCCACGACCAAGGGTTTATGAGACCCCTGCTCTAACCACTGAGCTACAAGCGCTTTCATAAAGTTATTATATTATAGTTCCTTTTACAAAAAAGCTATGGAATTTTAGCTAATTTTAATAAATATTTCTATGAGCGAATTTGATAGAGCAGCTAATGCAATCCTAAGAGGATTGAACGAGAATTTTATTAACAGTGCAGATGATGCTATCCAGCATCGGTGAGCTAAGACTATTGCACATCCAGGTCTGGGTGAAGAAGACGAAGAGTTTCGTGTGATTGATCATAGCTTAAATGCTGATGGTATTGTAGAAGAGTACTACGTTGATTACAAAGATGAGTTAATCTCAGTACCTGCTGATGAAGCTAAGGTAATAGTTGCTGAGAGTCACGGTGATGAAGAAGAGGATGCCAAGAAAGAAGATGAGGAGAAAAAGAAGAAGAAGAAAGATCATGACGAAGATCATGACGAAGATGAAGAAGAGCTTAACTCAATTAGAGAGGCTTATGGACTTAATAAAAAGAGAAAAGGTCCTCATGGAGAGAAACCTAAACTTAACTGTAGATCAGTACACGCTATTAACTATTAATTAAACTTAACCATAAAAAAAGAAAGCCTCCTTTCGGAGGCTTTTTTTATGAGCAGATATTTCTACTAAAGTTCTTTAACGCCGATCGCGCACCATTCGGAATAAAGTACTTCTTATTTTCATTCCAACTCTCCTCAGAGTGAATCTCAATTTCGGCACCAGTCTTATGACTATATACCATTCTACCTTTCGGACGAGAGACATCAGGACCAGTATGCGCACATGAGGCACAGTTTTTAAACCCGAATTCAACTCTAGCTCTTTCAACTTCTCGTCCACAATTTATACAATTTCTAATATTATCGTTTACCATGCTGCGTAAATAGCTTGCGGACTATCTTCAAAGTCCTTACGTTCTTTCTCTTTCATCTGATACCAAGTAACCATCATCTCTTCTTCACGGATCTGATCCTCCTTAAAGTCTCTCATTTCTCCGTAAGATAGACCATGCCTCTTAGCGTACTCTTTATCACTATCAATAAGTTCTATCGTCATACTATTATTATAGCGACGTTCCTTTTTAGTTCTACGAATTAAACTTCGCATACCAATCCATAATCTCGTAATGAAAATCTTTCTCAGAGATAGTACTCTTGCTTTCAATAAACCATTCAGGTTCACTATTAGCAGGCTTCTCATAGATATTAATCTGCTCTTCAATAGGATCGTGACGAAATATATATTTTCCAATTTGACCTTCCATTATATTAGACTTAGTTCCTCGGTTACTAGTTTAGTTAAGTACAAGTGGCAAAAGATATCTAGTTCATCAGATATATTTTTACCAACAATATTATTATCTACATAATAAACTCTCATTTCAGTTATGCAAGGTATAGATTTCTCAAATTCATAAAAGGTATGAACTAATATCCCGGGTCCATATTCAGACTCCGGGATATAAGTTCTATGAATATTTATCCAGCCCACGTGATTGCTGGTTCTTTTAGCACTCTAAGCGCTTTAGTCGAGAGCGTATTACCCATAAGAGACCTTACGAGCTTCTCAGGCGTTTGCTTCCTACTATGAGTTTCATACTCAGTAAAGGCATTAAGAGCATCCCAACGAGACTCTCCAACGTTACCTTGACCACTCTGATAGAGCTCTACAATCTTCTCGCGATTATTAATTCTACGAGTCGACTCGTCCTTCTCTACTGGAATGAGCAGTTGAGTAAGTTTAGCCATCTGATCTCTAGAGAACTTTTGATTCTTTAGAAACTCAACAGTCATATTAAAGCCTTTGAAGTCTTCAATATTTTTAGCAATCCTACCAATCATACGCTCAACGTTTGATTCAAAGGTTTGAGAGTGACGAAGATTATCTTCTCGCCTCTTTTCAATTAGATGGAGAGCATTATCACATGCAATTCGATTAGTAGAAGGAGCACATTTATTAGAGTTCATTCCTGTATTATCCATTACTGTATAGAAATAACCATCTACTTTATCTCCATCAACATCGATAGGATCTCCTAACTTAGACTGAACTACAACACGCTTACCTTCACCAGCAAAAGTATAACCTATATGATCAATACCCCCTACCCTATCACTAGCAGTATCTAGAATATCAAACATTTCCTCCATTTGAATTGGACGATACTTCTTACCGCATGCACCTAGGTGAGCGCCGTTATCGGAGCGTTCAAGAGCGAATACTCCGTTATGTTCACCGCGATCATTTTGAAGCGGTACTTTATTTACCTCAAAGCGAGGTACTTCTTCTAGCGTTTTGATTTCTGTTAAGAATCCCATTTTATTTCTTCTTTAGTTGTTTTTGTTTACTCTCTTATTTTAACCTAGTTCCTTTAAGTTAAATCGTTCAAATTTTGCTTCAGCATTCTTAAATGCATCGTAAATCTTAAGTACTTCAGTAGTTAACTTCTCTTGCTTTCTAGCGTCTCTTTCTTCTTTAGAGTTATAGTAAGCATTATACGAAGCGAATCTAGCTACATAAGTAAAGTTAAAGATATATTCTTGAAACGCATGTCTTAACTCATGCAAAATACTACTAAATGTATATCGTCTATTACCTTCAGTATCCAAATCCATCTTATAGGTTCGTAATCCTCTAGATACTCTCTCCATAGTAGATTGTTCTTTCACTCTACTCTTCCAGACTTTCACATCTACATATATCTTACGATTGAACCCTGCTTCGAATATCTTCGTACAAATATCCCCTAATAAATCGAAATCAATCTCAGTTTCCTTGAGTATTCCTTTCGAAGGTATAAAATTAATCATCCTATTTTCTTAATAACTGGTTTGTTAACTCCTTCCGACTTAAGTCGGTCTCTAACTTTAACTGCATCCTTATAATTATCAATGTGTTCCTTATGAAAACGGAGTAGACCTGATACCGTTTCCCGGTATTCAATAATATATCTACCGTATTCAAACGGTTTTATGGGCGGTCTGCGCCTGTTCATACCTTAATTATAACAGAGTTCCTTACATTTCCACTAAATAATGATGTGTTAGAAGATAAATTATTGGAGAATAGTTCCGAAAAACAAAAGAGACTTTTGGGTCCAGCGGAGCGTGCGTATAAAAAACCGGATATTGGCGTAGAAATTAAGAATAAATCTGCTTACTATGTGATTAGAGACTGTGCTTTGATCACAAGTAAGTTTTTAGTATTGCATATTTGGAATGCTTATGATGATCCTTTCAAAAGCTTAGAAGGTAAATTTACTAAAGATGACATCCAAGACTTTTTTAAGAGAGCTAAAACAGATAAAAACGTTAATAATATCAAGAGTGTAATTATTTCCGCAATGAGAGATAAATTTGACACTACTACAACTTCTAAGTCATTTGACTATTCTCAAGAAGAAGATGATATATATGGCTACTACGGAGATACAGAAGAGAGTAACGACGACTTCGTAGAAGAAGAAATGACTGAAGAAGAAATGTTCTTAAAGTTCTTCAAAGTTAGCTAAACTCAAGCTTAATAGCCTTTGACGTACCAGCTAAACCTAGATATACATCTTTATCTTTTACTAACGCATGCGTAGAGTATCCTGTACCCAAACTCATAATTCCTGAACCTTCTTTAACTGTGGGAGAATCTCCTTTAAAGAAGCATTCATAATCTCTCCATTGTATTTCATTTGTATGTGGATTGATTCTAAAGCATAATGTATCAGCCCAGAACGCGCTATATACCCATCCATCAGGTCCTAAGAAGCCATGGAAGTTTTTATTCTTATTAGCTATATCAAGATACTCAGAAGGTAAATTAACTTCCTCATAAGAGTCATCAACGCAGTTAATAATTAGAATCTTCTTTCCTTGTCTAGGTAAGCAAAAGACTTTATCTACTGCCTCAACATAGATTGCACCTATGTACTTATGCGTCCATCCTGACACTCCAGATGTAACAGGAGCTCCTTTTAAATATTTGAATACTCCATTCTTATCTATTTTTGCGATACTTTTTCCTAAAACTTGAGGCATATAAATCTCTCCTTTTTTATCTGTAGCAGCACCCCAGATGTGATTACAGCCTCCTATTCCACTATATGCAGGCTTTTCAGGAGTAAATGATGTTGTTTCACCTGTCTTAGTATTATAGGTATAAATCTTTAACGTTCTAGTATAAGAAGGCATATAGATGATACCATTTGTACCTTCTGCGCCTGATCTAACTTGAGGCGTGGATGTGTATTTGTTTTCAAGAGTAATAGCTCCTGTACGTCTATCTAACTTACCAATAGATGTTGTATATGCCGGCATGAAGTAAGTATTACCGTCAGAAGCTTTAACGGTGCCAATAAATCCTTTATGACCTTTCTCTTCTCTTGTAATTTTATCTAAGACTGTATCAGTCTTAATATGCATATCAGATTTATATCCTAAAGAGTGGATGACGTTTGAATCATCCAAGGCCATTGTACGGGTTTTAGTTAAGTTACCTACGATTTCTCCAGCTAGATACTTGAATTTTGGCCATGATTCGGTTAAGCCACGAGAAAAAAAACCTGAATTAGTATTGCAGGTAGTAGGTGTACAAGTATCTACTTTACAAGTAGCTTCTGTTTGTACAGTACTGCAGCATGAGCAACTTGAAGTTGACTGACATGAAGAAGGCGTACATGAGCAACAAGAGCTTGATTGGCAGGGAGCAGGTGTACATGAGCAACATGAAGCTGTCGTGTTAACTGTACAACAACAAGAGCTTGCTGTACAACAAGCAGATTGAGATTTTTCTGGAGGAGTTGAGTCTACATTAACTGTTACAGGAGCCGTATCAACTTTTAAAGTCTCCAGCTCTTTGATAGTATTTTGTAAATCATCGATTATAGAATTAATTTTACCCGTCTGGCTCATTAAAATATTTAGTCATAAAGCCTTAAGACTCAACAATATCTATCCAGATCTATATTTCTCTACGTAATACTTAATAGTCTTACCTAAACTAAATTTACTTTGCTTCTTAACAGCTTTCAAGTTATGTTTAGAAGTAAGTTGGTATTTAAAATCATGACCTTTTCTATCGGATACAAACTCGATATAGTCGTTACCTTTTCTTTTGAAAGCTGGATACTGAAGTTCAACTCCTTTAATAATTTTCTTAATTAAATCTAAATTATTAATAACCAAATTACCTACTACATTATAGAGATTATCTTTACCTTTTAAAGCTACTTCTATAATAGCTTTAGCATGGTCTTCAGCATGAATCCATTCTCTAATATTATCTCCCTTACCGTATACAGGAATCTTATTACCTGATATAATAGATCTTATTACTGTAGGGATTAATTTTTCATCACCCTGTCTTGGACCGTAGTTGTTACAGCATCTAGTTATAGCTGCATTAATCTTAAACGTTTCGATATAAGACTGTACAAGTAAATCTGAACCGGCTTTAGTAGCCGAGTATGGCGACCTCGGAGCAATGGGGCTCTCTTCAGTAAACGGTGGGTCATCTTTACCCAAGTGACCATAAACTTCATCAGTCGAAACATGTACCATTCTACAGTTATGCTTACGAACTAATTCTAATATTTTAGCTGTACCAACTAAGTTACTGTTAACAAATGAAAGGGGGTTATCAATGGATCTATCTACATGAGACTCAGCAGCTAGATGAATAACATAATCGACTTGCTTGCTAATAAACTCTAGAGGATTGGCCATATTTAACCTCCAATGATCATCATTAGATATATCTATAAAATGATTTTGTACTCTTTCATCTTCAATAATATTTTCCTCAGAAGAACCAACCCCCATCTTGTCGATATTATAAATAAAAAGATTATCATCCTTACTCTTTAGAAGTTCTTTCACTACATATGACCCAATAAAGCCACACCCTCCAGTTACAACATATGTACTCATTTCTTCTTAATAATATCAGGATTCTGTTTAATTGTTTGTATCGTAATTAAGTCTTTTATTCTTGTAGTTGACCACTCATGCGACCTTGTAGTATAGATTACCCTTGGAGGTAAATCATCACCTGTAAAAGGTTTACCGATATAATCTTCTCCTAGTATTCTTATATCTGGTTTAAAGAATTTTATTAAATCGTATAGCTCTTCTTCTGTTTGATACATATATACATCATCAATGTACTGAATAGCCATTAAGGTTTTATACCTTTCATAATAAGGAATTACAGGCTTGTATTTAGTATACCTGGTAGCAGAAGGGTCTTGTTGTAGAAATACTAAAAACTTATCACAATGTCTTTTAGCTTCTTCAAAAGTATAAATGTATCCCGGGTGCAATAAATCAAAACTTCCAGCTGTAAAGCCTACAATATCTCTATTCATCCTTTATTATATTATTCAAAGCTTCACGAATAGCAAGTTCTTCAAGAAGAGGGAAGAATGAATAATCTTTTTGTAACTTAGTAGTATCTAACACACAATTAGATCTATTCGCTTTACAATTTAACTCTTCAAATTGAACCCATTCCCAGTTAGGGTTACCTAACTTAAACGACTTCATAAAATCGATTACACCATCAGTAGATAGAGCCTGAGGCTGAACAAAGTTAACAATATCTTTTTCTTTAGTTTCTCTACCTTTACTAACTATCATACTAATAAATTTAATTAGATCAGGCATATATGTTTTAGAGTTTTTAAGATTGATTAAGTTATCATAATTTTTAATTTTAGTAAGGTATGATCTTTCATGAAGCTTATCGCAGAAAGGCATACGAACTCTTAAAATTAAACCATAATCACTTCCTAATTCATAAGCATGCTTGCTCTTAGAATACGTAGATGACTCTTTACTATACAGTCCAAAGTTTGGCTCGTCTTCTTCATCGTATTGTTTTTCATAGCCTGTATAAATGCAACCAGATGAAATATGAATATAATTTATATCTAAACTTCTACAAATCATACTCAATCGTAAAGGAGCAAAAGTATTTAACTCATAACAAAGTTCAGGTTCTAACTCACCTTGATCAACATTAGGTCTACCTGTAAATCCAAAAGCGTTAATTACATAATCGAATGCAGAGCTTTTTAAGAACTTATCTAGATCTTTTGAATTAGTATAATCTAAAAAGTCTTTCTTAGCAATAACAACATCATGCTTCTTTTTAAGTTCACTGTAGAGGTAACCTCCAACGTATCCATATCCAAGTATTAGTATCTTTTTCATTATATTTCTAAAGTATTAGACTCATAAATTTTACTATGAGTATTAGTACATCTTATAAACGTAGCACATTTACTAAGATGTTTAAGCTGACTTGCACCTACATACGTACAAGTACTTCGTAATCCTCCAAGGATGTCTTGTACAACGTCCTTAATCAAACCTCTATAAGGTAACGCAACTCTTCTACCTTCTGATGTTCTATAATCTTTAAGCCCTCCACTATGCTTCTCATTAGCAACCTTACTGCTCATTCCATAGAACTCTACATAAGATGCACCATCCTTCTCGATTACCTCACCGCCTCCTTCTTTACAACCAGCTAACATCGAACCTAACATTACAAAATCTGCCCCAGCGCCAAACGCTTTAGCAACATCACCCGGCGAAGTACATCCTCCATCAGCAATAATATGGCCATCTAATCCATGAGCAGCATCAGCGCATTCAGCAATACAACTAAACTGCGGATAACCTACGCCAGTTTTAATTCTCGTTGTACATACACTTCCTGATCCTATACCTACTTTAACAATATCTGCTCCAGCTAGAAGTAGCTCTTCAACCATCTCACCAGTAACCACATTACCAGCTATAATATTAGTATGAGGTAGAAACTCTCTAACTTTCTTAATAAAGTCTACAAAGCTTTGACTGTATCCATTAGCAACGTCAACACACAAAAATTTAAGAATACATCCTTCAGTAAGTAGAGCTTCCTTCAAGAAGATTAATTTATTAAAATCTAAATCACTCTTACCTATAGTAACAGCTACGTTATGTTCTCTTTGAGAAGTTAGTTCTGCAATTAAAGTTTTCTTTCCTAGTGATTTTTTTAAGCAAGTAAACAATCCTATATCAGATAACTCTTTTGAAACCTCTACAGTTCCTACCCCATCCATATTAGCAGCCATAATAGGAATGCCAAAATATGTTCCGCCATGTTTAAACTTATACGATCTATGAAGATCAACTTCTTTTCTTGACGTTAGAGTAGATCGCTTAGGTCTAATCAACACATCATCGAAATCGTACTTGAGCTCAGTTTCTATTCGCATGCCTATCTAATTATAAGGCATAAAACGAATAATCAAGACAAAATATGATCTCTTATATTCTCTATTGTTACTTCATCCTCTTCAATAGCACTAGCTATCTGATCTAGAAAAGTACCTCCTAGTTCAGATAATTCAAAATCTTCTGTACTCTCTAACAAGTCCTTAATTTTGTAAATTTGCTCCCATAAATTTTCCGTCTCCGCGTCAAACTTTTTAAGTAAAGAATTTCGTTTCATATTGCTATTTATTAATTAAATATAATTAATGTCATTCTTATCAGAAGTAAACTTAATTTTAGAGAAAGTTGGTCCTTATAAGCCAATTAACCTACCATATAAATTAAATGCATTGGAGCCTGTAGTTAATAAACAGACAACAGACTTTCATTTTAATAAGCATTACAAAGGATATGTTAAAAAATTAAATGCGGCTATGGGGGCTAGAAGAAAGATACCTCTTGTAGAGCTAGTTAAAAATATTGACAACTATAATGATAAAGTAAGAGACAACGCTGGCGGAGCTTACAATCATCAATTATTCTTTAACATGATGAAGCCTGGTGGCAGTGACTTTAACGGAGAGATTGCTGATAGGATCAAAAAACGCTTTGGTACCTATGCAAAATTTAAGAAAGAGTTTATTGATAATGCAGCAAGTCAATTTGGTTCAGGCTGGGGCTGGTTAGTCGAAAAAGATGGTAAGCTCGATCTAGTTAAGACTCCTAATCAAGATAATCCTCTAATGCATAATATGGGTAAGCCTATATTAGGGGTAGATGTATGGGAGCATAGTTACTACCTAATGTATGGACCAGATAGGAAAGAATGGTTAAGCAAGTTTTTCGATATTGTTAACTGGGACTTCTGCTCTGCGCTTCTGCATACTAGCTAAGATCGCTTCTACTTCCGCTTTCATATAATTTACATGATAAGCTAAAAATCTATCATCTTGTAAGTAATAGATTACACACTTCCTACATCTCTTACCAGACATTCTTTCATAGAGGTAAGCATATAAAGATAGCTGCAAACCATATAAATTAAACTCACAGTTATGTAAATGACTTACAGGGTCTTTCAATCTCTCACTAAAGGGTGAGCTAAATCTAAAACGTTTATTAGTTTTAAAGTCACCAACAGTAAACTCGTTTTTATGTTCATAAATTAAGTCTGCAGTACCAGCTATTTTAAACTCTTCATCATAAAGTAAATTTTCACATAATACGTTTTTAAAAGAATCGATAGAGCGTTCTGCAGCTTTATCATAAGATTTGCATAGCCAACCATAATTCTCTCTAACATCACCGAAACTGATATAATCTTCTAAAATCTTATGAATATCAGTCCCTCGGTTACATGCTCTTACTTTTTCTTTCTCCCACATTTCAAGAACAAATTCTTGAGATATGCCCTCTCTATTAGCTACCCTTTTAGAATGACCATCCCTATCAAAGGGCTGCTTATACTCACCGAGTAAAGTAGTTACTGAAATAAACTTTTCCTTAGTATCTTTGTGCGTATAGGTATGAGACGCTTCATCAAACTTTATCTTCACTATCTATTATTATATACTGATTATATGAAAGTCAAGAATTTATATACAACTCTCTAGATCTACGTAAGTTTATCCATAAATATATAAAATGGAACCTGAAAAATCCTTGCTTAAAGAGTTCCTCCAAGGAGGCTGGGTTGTACCTTTAATTGGTGCAGGTGCTATGTTAGCACGTTTATTGTCCGGAGAGAATCACTATACATGGGGACAACAACTTAGAAAGATATTTACTGCTGGTATTTCAGCAGGTATCGCATGGTTTATATTAGAGCAAACAGAAATATCTTCTCTTTATAAAGCAGTTACATATGGAATCATAGGAGTTATATCTCCAGAGGTTATAGCAGGTATAGTAAAGTTAGGCAAGAAGTTTGCGGATAACCCTGAAAATATTATTAAGAAATAATATTATGAAGCCGAAGTATTTAGTTTATTTGTTATCTGCTATTATATTAGCTTTTGTGGTTAAAGGATACTTTTGCGTAGAGATGATAAGTACTTACTTAAACGCGTTAGAAAACGGAGCTTCTACTAAAGATGGAGATTTACATGGCTTAATGTGTAATAATTTAGAAGATTTTAAGAAGCATTTATTATTCTCAGGAGTATTTGCTACAGTTATTGCTGTTTGTTGTAGGTTAAAAGCACCAAAGTAAATAAATATAAGTATGGGAAAGAAGATATCCGAACTTACTATAGCTAGCACTCCATATGAAGGTGAAGAACTTTTTGCAATGGTTGAGGATAATGCTACTGTTGCAGCTCCTATTAGCTCGTTACAAACATTTTTATCCGGGCAAGATCATTTAGCGTCACCGTTTAAAAATAATCGGTTTGCTTGCACTCAAACATTCTTAGGCGCTATTAGCGGCATGACTACTTTAACTGTAGGTACTGTTGCAACTCATACTAACGCAGGAGGTACCGGTTCTACAATCGCAGGTGGTAGAAATAATACAAACTGCGGAGCTTGTGGTACTATTGCAGGGGGTTGTGGTAACTCTATTGCCTCATCATCCGATGTTGCATTTATTGGAGCAGGTAAAGGTAATACTGCTTCGTCGACTTGCGATGCTGTAGTTGGAGGTAGTGGCAATACTGCCTTAGGTGGTGGTAGTTTTGTAGGAGGCGGAGCATCGAATACTGCTGCCAACTGCACATCAGTAGTAGTTGGAGGTCAAAGTAATGGCGCTAATTGTGCACATACAATAGTAGGAGGCGGGTGTAGAAATACCGCGGCTGGTAAATGTAGTACTATTACAGGTGGTAAAGATAATAAAACCTCAGGAGATTTTTCTACTATAGTTAGTGGTAATGCTAACCAATCTAGAGGAGACTATGCTTCCTTAGTTGGAGGGTTAAGTTCATGTGCCATTGGTAAAGCTTCTTTTGTTGGTGGAGGTACTTGTAACTGTGTAACGGGCCTTAGTGCTTTTGCTGGAGGTGGTCATATTAATAAAGTTACTGGAGCAGCAAGCTCAATTGTTGGAGGTAATACTAATACAGTAACAGGAAGCGGTGCTTTCGTTGGTGGTGGTAACTTCAATAATGCTGCAACTAAAGAATCTTTCATAGGAGGAGGAGCGGGTAATGCTAATGGAGGTGCTTGTTCAGTAATTGTTGGTGGTGAAAGTAATACTGCTTCAGCTGCTTATACGTCTACTGTTGGAGGTAAAAGTAACTCTGCTAGCGGTGCACATTCTACAGCAGTAGGAGGTTGTAATAATACCGTTACTGGGACTTGTAGTGTAATAGTAGGAGGTAAGTCAAATAGTGCATTAGGTTGTGATACTTTCATTGGAGGTGGAAACTGCAACCAAACCAATAGTACAGCAGACGTAGCTACTATAGTAGGAGGTCAATCTAATTGCATTAACGCTAACGCTGATCATGGATTCATTGGTGGAGGTTGCGCTAATAGTGTAATAGCTAATGCATGTGATGCTGTAATAGGTGGTGGTGATAATAATAAAGTTGCAGGTGATCATGGTTCTGTAGTAGGAGGTTGCGCTAATTGTGCTAATGGGGTCAAGTCTTTTGTAGGAGGTGGAGGCGACAACGTAACGTCTGGTGTAGCGTCAGTTCGTGTTGGAGGACTTTGTAACACTGGTTGCGGTCCATATTCTTTTATTGGAGGAGGAGAAGCTAATACAGATAACGGAGCTAATATGACCGTTATTGTTGGAGGATGCGGTAACACTCTTACTAATTCAGTTACTGGTGCATTTATTGGAGGAGGTAGTAATAACAAGACTTGCGGATATAGTTCATTTATTGGAGGTGGAGAATCCAACTCAATGGGATGCTCTAATTCATACTTTGGAGTTATCGTAGGAGGTAGAGGTAACTGCTTAACAGGTTTAAATGCTGTTATTGTAGGAGGAGAGAGTAACTGTGCTTTAGCAGTCCATACTACTGTTGGAGGCGGTCGTGCTAACTGTATAGGTACATCTGGTATAGGAAGTATCATAGGAGGTGGTCTTTGTAACGATATTAATACTGCTAATTCTACTATTGGTGGAGGAAGTAGTAATACAAATACAACTGGTGAAGGAGGCACTATTGGTGGAGGAAATAGTAACAAAGTCGCTGCAAATAAAGCTACAGTTGCAGGAGGTAACGCTAACTGCGCATGTGGTAACTGTTCTTTTGTTGGAGGAGGTGATCTTAATAAAGTTAATACCCCTGATAGTGTTATTGTAGGTGGTAAGCAGAACTTCGAAAGTGGTACATGCGACAATAGTATTGTAGGAGGTCAACTAAATAACATTTGTGGTACTTCGTATGGTTCAAATATAGTAGGTGGCCAAAGTAATTGCTTATGCAACTCTAACCATTCAACTATTGCAGGTGGAATAAATAATACTTTGTCTGGTGCATGCGGGTTTATAGCTGGTGGAAATTGTAATGTTATAAAAAGTATTCATACCGGTTCTGCTATGGTAGCTACAAGTCAGATAACTTCTGTTTCATCTAATATGCTTCATGCTACAAATTTATACTTAAAAACAGTACCGACAAGTGATCCTGGTGTTGATGGTGTTATTTGGAATTCTTCTGGTACATTAAAAATATCACAAGGTAATTGTTAGTAGTTGAATAATATCTTTTCCATACTATATATTTTAGTATGGCTACTACAGTTTTTCACATTGAAGGAGGTATAGGTAAGAACATCGCAGCTACAGCAGTAGTTGCAGCTTATAAGAAGGCTAAACCTAAACGTAAAATTATTGTCGTATCAGCTTGGGCTGAAGTATGGATGAATAATCCTGATGTTGAGAGATTTTATGTTATAGGTAGAACGCCATATTTTTATAAGGATATTATTCAAGGCAAAGATGTTGAGGTATATAGTGCTGATCCTTATCGTACAACTAATCATATAACTAAGAAGACGCATTTGGTTGAAACCTGGTGTAATATGGTAGGAGTAGAGTATAATAAAGAACAGCCTAAGTTACATTTTAATTTCAGAGAAGTAGAAGAAGGTAATGCTTATGTTAATCAATTTAAGCAAGATGGTCGCCCAGCAGTATTATTCCAGCCATTTGGAGGACCTGGACCTGAACATCAGCAGCACCCTTATGCATGGACAAGAGATATTCATCCAACTGTTGCGCAAGAGATTGTTAATATGTTAGCTCAAAAATATAATGTTATCCATGTATGCTATGAGTTTCATCCTAAGCTACAAAACGCGCATCGATTTGATAAAACTGTCGGGAAGAAGGCTCTCTTCGCTATGACAGCAGCAGCAGAAAAGAGATTATTTATTGACTCTTCTCTTCAGCATGCAGCAGCTGCTTTAAATAGAAAATCTACTGTAGCATGGGTAGCTACTCAACCTAAGATCTTTGGTTATGAACTTCATAAGAACATAGGTCCTAAAAAAGAATTCCTAGATGGTCATATCGATTCATATCTATTCGACTATAACTTTACTGGAACGATTTACGAGTGCCCTTATACCGATATGAAAGATATTCATGATGCTAAAGAGATCGTTGCTGCAGTTGAAGCACAAGGTTAATAATACGATCCGTATATATCAGTATCGTTAACATCCATATCCATTACATCTGACTTAGATAATGTATCAATGTCATATGGATCTTCTTCTGTAGGGTATGATTTACCGGTTGATGTAAGTTGATCAGTAAGCGTAGATGATAACACTCCACTAAAGGTGTTATCGTATACTTGCTCGTTAACCTTCTCACTTGATAAACCATTCTGGAAAGTAAAGTCTAATCTCTTACCTCTCAGCCTATAAATGTAATGACCTAAGATAGGGTTAAGAGTAGATATATCTTGATCCATTCTTTCAGTTATTTCATATTTAACTGAACCTCTTCCATTAGGTCTATCGCAACCTAATACAGTTAGATCAATTACATCACCTGCTTTAGGTTCTATCGATTGACCAACAGAAGAATAATCAAAGTAAGCAGAAGCAGCAGAGTGAAAAGTACTAATGTGGACATAAGCTGTAAATTCGTCACCAGGGTCGAAACCAAACTTAGTTAAGTTAACTGCATCGTCATTTAACTCAACATACATTTGTACTCCTGAAAGAGGACCTTTATATTGTTTAACTGAATCTTCACCATAAAGTAGATCAGCAGCTGATAAATTAAAGGTGTTTATATAGTAATCAACAGGTATACCGAAGTTATTAATAAGATCGTTATATGCTTGATCAAAGACTAATTGCTCTGCTTGTAAGTTAGAAGGATTAACTAATTGACCGCAAGAAGGTATAGCAGTAGCAGCTAATACTTCTTCCGGGGTACAGTTTAATCTATTTTCGTTACATACAGACATATCATCTTTTGGCTAACATTCCACATTGGTTACCTTCTTCGTCTTCAAACATCTTAACTTCAACACCAGAGTTACCTAATACTTTAGTTTCACCTGGTAAATATTGAACTCCGTAAGTATTTAAGGTATTAAGTAAAGGCATTCCCATAAGTTTTATTTGGCTGGCCGCGCCATTAATAAGGTTATTAACATGAGGACATTTATGATTATACTTTTTAGGTAAGGTATTGAGATGTTTCTTATTTAAACCTACTCTATTAATGTTCTTACCTACTCTCATATGAGGGTTAAGAAGGTCTTCTCCTTGATAATACTCAAAGAATGTCTTAAAGTTTTCCATATAGATCTTATCATATGATTTAGCAATTAGATCAATAAGATTCTCAATTACTTTAGTATTACGTAAGACTTTAAATGCTAAATTTTCAATACTAAACTCCCCTTCTCTTTCAAGACCTCTTTTTCTCATCTTAGAGATCTTTCCTTTTAACTTCTTAGCAACATCATTAAGCTCTCTAGCTTCTTTACCTTTTACTTCACTTAACTTCTCTTCTAGTATTTGAGTATCTTTTACAAAAGCATTAGCTTTCTTATAAACATCTTTTAAGTCGACAGAAGGAGGATCATATGAAGGTTTAGTTAACCAGCTATCATCCTGAATAGAATATAAACCAGATGCAGTATGTGGTTCGTCTTTATCCTGTACATACATCTCTACATCATGCCCTTTAAAGTTTATATTATGTCTTTGATTCCATATAAACCTCTTACCATCTAATGCATCTTTAACTAGATCTTCATCTTCATTAATATCTTTATAATCAATAAGAACATGTACATCTAAGTCAGAAAAGTCATTGTAGTTGTAGTTACTATTGCTTCCTGTTAAAGTAACATCATGAATCTTTACATTGTCTAATTCCAACTCGTTTATAAAATCTGAAGTGATAGCTAGTAATTTTTGCCTTATTTCAGGATCAAAGCTATCATCAGACCAAAACTTTTCATTTAGAGTTTTGTTATAGATCTTCACATTTATATTTATTAAAAAAGCCCGAAGAGGTCTACTCTACGGGCTCTTTTAATTTAATTATTGAGCTTTTTTTTATTCGAATGCACTTTGGCCGGACTTAAGATCACCAACCTTGTTACTTCCGCCAGTTCCCATATTTACATTGTGATGAAGCTCAGAACCAGGATCAACTGTTCCAGAAGCTGTTTTGCTTTTAGCAGCTCCTCTTGGCTTTAAGTTACCCACTTTGTTCTTTCCACCTGTTCCCATATTAACTGTATGATGAAGTTCAGAACCAGGATCAACTGCTTCTTCATCCTCTTCATAAGATACAGGCGCTTCAAAATCCTCATCAGGCTCATCATCGCCTCCCATAGCTGCCATTAATACTTCATGAAGCTTTTCGGCTACATCTTTTGGAATGGTAACAGTAAGATCGCCTCCGTCTCCACCATCGTCTTCATCTACGTCGATTCCAAGGGCTTCAATTTCAGACATATCTTCGGCATCTTCAAATTCACCGAAGTTTTCATTAACCATTACTTTATTATAAAGTTTATCAAATACAGAAGGTTTGCTCATAAAATTATTTAGGCTGTCGCGTGCAATTTTCTCGTGTTCTCCTAAAATTTCTTCATCTTCTTCATGGGTCTTCTTCTTTTTCTTATCTTTTGCAGCTTTTTTCATGGACTCCTTCTTATCACCATCACCATCAATATCTATGTAATCAGGCTTTTCTTCATCTTCTTCATCCTCTTCAGGACCCACATTACCTGTATAAGCTACTTGCCCGTAAGTTGGTCCAGTTGGCTTAGGACCTTGACAATCAACTGGATCGTTTCCGTCTCCATATGAATATCCCTTTATATTATAGATGTTATCTTTTTTATCTTTATCAGACATGTTTTCTAGATCAACAAGAGGCTTTCGAAATCCTCCTTCTTCTTCAGGTCCCCCCTTTACTAGAGGAGCTTCTCCTGTAGTTCCTGCAGGAACATCTTCGTTAACTACTACTTGTTTGAAGACATCTCTATATGCTTCACCTAATGACATAAAGTCTTTTCCTTTTGACATGTAATTATTTATGCTCCTTACTAAATATTTCTGTGGCTAGACAAGATAATATGTTTTATATGGGTAATAAAAATTTACCCAACGTTAACTGGAAGGGTGAATATACTAAGGATCAGGTAAAGAATCTTAAAAAAGCAAGCAGTAATATACTATACTTCGCTGAAAACTTCTTCCATATTATTAACTTAGATAGAGGTAAAGAGAAGATTAATCTTTATAAAGCTCAAAAGAGGGCATTGAGAAAGATGAGAGATAATCGCTTTTTCTGTTTATTGGCTTCAAGACAGATAGGAAAGTCTACTATGATGACAATCTATATTCTATGGCAAGCATGCTTTAGTAACGATCAACGTATACTTTTAGTAGCAAACAAAGAGGCTACCGCTATTGAGATATTTCAGAGAGTTAGAATGGCATACGAAGAGCTACCTAACTGGTTAAAGCCTCCTGTAAAGGAATATGCTAAGACGTCTATGACCTTAGAAAATGGTAGTCGTATAGGTATAACAACTACTACTGGTACAGCTGCTCGTGGTCAATCTGTTAACTGTTTAGTTATTGATGAGATGGCATTCATTGAACCACATTTAGTAGAAGAGTTTTGGAAGTCGGTATTTCCTATTATTACCTCTTCTAAAAAATCTAAAGTATTTGTTTGTTCTACTTCTAATGGAAGTGCTAATTTATTCTATAAACTTTATACTGGTGCCGTGGAGGGTCATAACGGATGGGCTCATGATAAAATAAAATGGGATGAAGTACCTGGAAGGGATAAAGAATGGGCTCAAGCTACTAAAACTGCTATTGGTTCAGCAGAAGCATGGTTACAAGAATTTGAATGTGAGTTTATTCACTCTGGGGAATCTTCTCTTGATGATGATCTATTTGAGGAAATGATGTCAAAGGTAACTGAACCTAAAATTATATTAGATGAAGGTCATTATAAGATTTGGGAAGAGCCAGATGAAAGTAAAGTATACGTTGCAGGGGTAGATATATCTGAAGGTGTAGGTGTTGATTCATCTGTTATTCAGATTTTAGATATAACTGATATTAAAGATATTAAGCAAGTAGCCATCTATAGAAACAATCAGATACCCCCTTTAGAGTTTACTAATAGATTATACAAGATTTTACGTAACTGGGGGTCTCCCTTGGCTCTCATAGAGAGAAACAATTGTGGCGCCCAGGTCGTGGATAGGTTATCAGAAGATTTAGGCTATGATAAAATAGTATCATATGGTAATAAAAATGCTCATCGTAGAAATGTAATGAGGGGAATGATAGCCCATACTAATTCTAAATATAAAGGCGTTCTTAATATGAGATACTTTATGAATGAAATAAGAGTAGTTACTATAAGAGAGGAAGACACAGTAACTGAACTAAGAAACTTTGTAAGGTATCCTAATGGTACATGGAAAGCTAGAGCAGGTTTTCATGATGATAGGGTCATGGCTATGCTTTATGGGTTGTTTATTCTAGAGAAAGAGATCACTGAAAGGTTTTTTGATATAGTAGAAGTAGATGATATGGGCAAACCTTCTGTTATCGAGCCTATGGACTTCGGTATTCAGTATTTTGAAGATCCTACCTCTATCTATCTAGATGAAGAGATTACTGGCATAGGATCTAATAATGTATCCGCTGTAGTGTTTGGCATGGGTGGTGATGAAGGGTCAGACGATATGGATGATTTAAGATCTGCAGGATTTACTTTCTTAGGTGAAAATCCACAAGATAATTGGCAAGCGGGTATACCTAGGCAGCTATAAATATATACATGGCAAGGAATACTATGCAGCAGTCGATGCTGAACAAATCTAGAGCTGATAAGTTTTTATTAGTTTTTGATGTACCACCGATTTTAAAGGAATTTAGTAAAAAGTTTAATCAAACTAATGACAGTTTAATTCCTGAATCAGTTCAATTTTCAATATTTGGTGCTGCAGTACCTGAAGTTAACGTACCTGCAGTAGAGAATAGGTATGCAGGTAATACTTTATATTTATCTTCTCATTCAAAAAACCCTTATCCTCCAGTAACTATAGGATTTAAGATAGATAATGAGTATAAAAATTACTACGCGATATACTCTTGGCTTAATTTACTACATGATCAATACGATGGAAGGTATAATGCTCGTGAAATAAATGAAAATAATCCAGATTTTCAGGATTACCAAACAGATTTAACCATTTTTGGTAAAGATGAGTTCAATAATAATCGTATCAAATTCACTTATACAAAAGCATTTCCCACAACAGTTGACGCAATAAACTACAGTTACACAGATGCTGATGAAATTACCTCAGGGTTCACATTTGTTTACTCACAATTACACACAGAAGTTATCAGTTTTTGAAATTATTAACCTGAATTAGGATAAATAATTTTATGGCACAGCGTACTATTAACTCACCTGGAGTAGAAATAAGAGAATCTGATCTTTCCTTTACAACACCTGCAGCTGCCGGAACTAGCGTTTATGTTACTGGTTTCGCTCAACAGGGTCCCATTGATGAAGTCTTACTTATATCCACTAAGCAAGAATTAGTTCAAATATATGGTCCTCCTACAACTGCAGCAGAAAAATATTTTCATTATACTATATCCGAACTACTTAATTCACCTGCTACTGTTTACACTGGTAGACTGCCATATGGTACAGGTACAGGAGATGGATTTGGATCTAAGTATTCTGCTTTAGCCTATTCAGTATCTGCGTTGGATACTAATGGAAAAGCATTATCTTCTCTATCTCACTCTGGCTCAGCTCTTTACGTTGTAGGGCCCCCAGTACACTTCCAACTAACTGAAGCTGAATATTTAGGAATAGTAGATGGTTCAAGTATTACTTGGACAACCAATGCTACTTCTCCTATTAATAGTGTAACTAATATCGGTAATGCAGGTATTGTTGTTCTTAATAAAACTCAACTAGCTAATAACCAAAGCTTAGAAGGTACTTATGTAGGTGTTCTAGATAATACTCAAAACCCTGCTACTAATTTCTTAGCAGTTTCAGGTATAAAATCATTACCTGATGCCCGGACTAGCACGATACCAGCAGAATATCTCGACGTGCCATTAAACACTATAACATTTGACTTAACCTCTTCTGCAACAGATGGCGCAGGTCAAAGTGTATCAAGAGTAATGGAAAATCTTACTGATTATGACTTAGATGCTAGGTCGTTTGATGATTATTTACAATTTGGTGTGTTTAAATTACGTAAGTCTGTTTATGCGAATGAAGCTACTAAACTTGACTACGTCTTAACTGATGTTATTGCTGGTTCTATTAATGCTCATAGAACTGAACTTAATCCTAATGGTGGAACTGATAGATCGATATTCTTAGAAAATGTTTCCGAAAAATCACAAAACGTTAAAGTTTTAGTTAACGATAATGTATCGAGAAGATTAACAGGTGAAACAGGTCTTAACGCACAAGGAAGCGCGCAATTAAAAGTGAAAACTACAGGCGGTTTAAGAAACGCTACTTCAGCTAATACCGGCTTAACTGGAGTTGGTGGCTATGGCGGGAACGGTAGAATCTTCAAATCGGTCGCGACATACCCATCTACTGCTGATCTTGCACCATTAGGTCAATTTACTAATCAGAAAGTAACGACTAAACTTTTAGGTAATATTCCAAATAAGCTTGAAAGATCGCTTGATAATATCAAAAACGATGAAGTATATAACATTGATATAGTAACTGAAGCAGGTTTAGGTACTATTCATGCAATATCACAAGCAGATGGTAATGATTATTATGATGATGTTTCTTATAGCACAGCAATTAGCGGTGCAGTAAATGGATTAAGAACTTCAAACGATGTATCATTCCCAGCATCAGTTACATTAAGAAATAACTACTCTACAATCTTTAATAAGTTTGAGAAGTTTGTAAAGCCTCCATACGAAGGTGGTGATAGAGGTGATTGCATCTTTGTAGCAGATCCTATTAGACAGATTGTTATTAAAGGTGAGAATACTAAGCCATTAGCTGATAAGACAAAGAATTTCCAAACAGAAATTTATTGGCCAATAAGACATCAGTTTGAGAATGAAAATACTTCTTATGCTACAACTTATGGTAACTGGATGGCAATCAATGATAGTTATAGTGGTAAGCAGTGCTGGGTACCATCTTCTGCATATGCTGCAGCTGCTATGGCAAGAACAGACGCAGTAGCATTTCCATGGTTTGCACCAGCAGGCTTTACTAGAGGATTAGTTTCCTTTGCTAATGATATTGCAGTTAATCCTAATCAAAAGCAGCGTGATGAACTTTACAAAGCTAACATTAACCCAATAGCTCAATTCCCTGGATCGGGTATTGTAATATTCGGTCAGAAGACTTTACAGAAGAAGCCAAGCGCATTCGATAGAATTAACGTTAGAAGATTGTTCTTATCATTAGAAAGACCTACTAAGCAGTTGGCTCGTCAGTTTGTATTTGAGCAGAACTCTGAGTTTACTAGAACTAGATTAGTAAATGCTTTAACACCTCTGTTTGAAAGAGCGAAGAACAATGAAGGATTATTTGATTACTTGATTGTTTGTGACGAAAGAAACAATACTCCAAACGTTATCGATGCTAATGAGCTTGTGGTAGATATTTACCTTAAGCCAACGAGAACAGCAGAGTTTATCTTAGTTAACTTCTACGCTACAAGAACAGATGCCAATTTCCAAGAGTTAGTTGGCGGTTAAACAATAAGAACTATTAAATATTATTATGGCAACAACAATTCAAAACTTCTTTACTAAAGCAGCCGAAAATCAATTTTCAAGAGATTTTCTATTTAGAGTTAGAAACATTACATTAGCAGGTGGAGTTACATTTGTTGGTGATAACGATCTAGTTTATGCAAAGACAGCACAGTTGCCGGGACGAAACATTGATAGCAAGGTAGTTAACTATTTTGGACAAGAGTTTCAGGTGCCTGGTAGATCTACTTACCCTGAAGCGGGTGGCTATACGATTAGTTTTTATCACGATGAAGATTGTACGTTAAGAACTAAATTTGAAGCTGCTTCTAGAATTGTTTTTAATAACGAAACATCAATTGGTCAATATGGTATGCCCGGTGAAGAGTCAATAATTAACTTAGTACAAGTTGATAAACAACTTAACGATGTTAGAAATATTGAACTTGTAGGTGCTTCTCTTAGAAATGTAGGAGCCGTAAGTTATGATATTGCTGATGGTTCAGGTGATGTATTAAGCTTTGATGTAACCTTTGCATTTCACTTCTATAGAGACTTTGCCCTTTCTTAACTACACTCGCGATTAAATATTATTAATGGCGTTTGAGCAGCAAGATTTTCTCGATAGGTATAGCTATAGTGAAAGGTTCTTTCTTTCGCATCCCTTTCTTTGGAAGATAGAATTTCTATATGAGGGTGCGGATTTAATACCTAACATTAATAAGGCTATTACTAAAGCGTATAAGCAAGACGCAAACAATTGGAAAGCTTCCACAGAACCAGATTCTTTTACTGAAAACGGTAATATATTAGTAGCCAGAACAGTTAACGTTCCTAACGAAAATTCTCAATTTGATCTCGCTGGTCAGCAAAATATGGGAGGGTTCTTACCTGGTTATGCTTTAAACAAAAGAGCAGACTTCTTATCTAAAAACTTGGCTATAAACTTTTTTGATACTGTTGATGATATTGAACATTTCTTCTTTAGACCCTGGATGATAGCTTTAGGTATAGATGGGTTACTAGAGAGAAATTTATTATGTCCTAAAGTTGTATTAAGACAATATGACAATAGAATGCGTTTACGTAAAGGATATGAATTCAGTGAAGTCTTTCCTACTAATGTAGAAGGTTATCAGTTATCTTATAATGATGAAGAGTTTCAAGAAAAGTCAGTTACTTTTGCATTTAGAGATTATAAGCCTTTACCTATAACTGGAGCAGCTTTACCTTTTGCATTTTAGTAATAATTAATAGTATGCAATGTGAGTTTAAACTTCCTAACGGTAAGGAAGTAATTACTAAAGAGTTCTTATTTAAAGACGTTAGACAGTTCTTTTATAAATCTTCACTTGAGCATAATTTAAGTAGATTAGAAGATTTTATTATTACCGAAAATCTAAATGCTTTAGAAAAATTTATAACTCTTCTATATCTTAGAGAAAGATGTTTAAAGAAAACTTTTAATATCAATATAAACGGTACAGATAAAGATGTAAGTATAGATTTAGTAATAAAAAATTTTGATGAGATAATTGATATAAGAGAGGAAAGGGAGGTAGGTGATCTTAAATTAGTTTTGGACTATCCATCAAAATTTTTAGTTAATACAGATAATATCTTTAGTGTAATTAAAGAAATAAAGATAGGAGATGATGTTATGGATTTAAGCAATGTATCCAATCAGGAACTTATTGATATAACTAATAATTTACCTACTAATGTTCTTACAGTAATAGATCAGTTTGTAAAAGATAATAAGCATGCTCTTGAATATACTCTAATTCCTAATAATAATGATTACCAGATTAGTTTTTTAAATGCATCCCCTTTCTACCTTTTACAAAATCTGTTTAAATGTATAGATGAATATGCTTATAGAGAGTATATCTTTGTCTTGAGTAAGAGAATAAAGGATGTATCGTTTTTACTAAATAGTACGTTCACTGATATTTTAGATTATATGGATCTTTATATGCGCGAAAATGATGATCAAAACGATAAAGTTGCAAATTTAGATAACTAGTTAAATAATATCATGAGTACTTCGACTTCAGATTTCATTAATAAACTTTCTGAGCTCAAAAAAGAGTTTAAAGTTTTTCTACCTTCTATTAAGAAAGAAGTAACAGCTAAGCAAATTAACTTAAAGCAACAAAAAGACATTATATCTACTGCAGTTAACGGTGTTCTTGGCGCGTTACAATTTAGTAAGGCTGTAAATGAATTAATTATTCAGAATGTGGATAGTGATAATATGTTTACATTTGATAGAGTACCAGCATTGTTAGCTTTAAGAGTTGAGTCTTTGGGAGATAAGATCAAACTCGATAGTGGTGATATTGTTTCATTAAACGATTCACTGGAGAGAGCAAAAGATGTGCCTCCTTTTGATTTAGTTAAAAAGGTTAAAATAGGTTCTATAAAGGTTGAATTAAGAATACCTTCATTACAAGAAGAGAATGTAATTTTAAAACGGTGTATTCAGGAGATAGATAATTTAAAATCAGAAGATCTTTCTAAAGCTATGGGATTAATTTATATCTTTGAATTAATAAAAACTATTAAGTCTGTAGAAGTAGAAGAAGAAGTAGTAGACTTTAATGAACTTAAAGTTGTTGATAGAGTTAAAATAGTAGAACAATTACCTTTAGAGCTTTATGATGATATTACATCTTTTTTAAGTCCTATAGTTAAGTTTGAAGAAAATATATTAACAGTTAACGAATCTATTATACCTGTTGATACTTCATTGCTTGATGCCACTACTAGCGCATAAATATATATGTGGCTGATTTTTTCAAAACATTAGGAAACGTAGTATCCGGGGAAACCATAGGAGGTGCTGCAGATAAAAAGATTTTAAAAAAAGTTAATCCTGTCTTAACTAATAATGAGAAAAGACGTATAACTAATGAATCTACTATTGCTGCAGAAGCTTTCTTTAATGTTCAGAGAAAAAATAAAAAGGATACATTTGGTGAAACGGCTCGAGCTTCTACTCCAGCAGGAATGGCTAGAGAATCGATTCAAAAAAGTAAAGATGAAAAGCCTAAAAAACTTAAATTTCCTTTATTGCTAGCTTTAGGTGCAGGTATTACAGCATTTGCTGCTTGGATTGCTGACTTTATAGGACCGGTGGCTGAGTTTATAGCTAAAACTTTGCCTAAGCTTTTTAAACCGATGGCTAAGTTAGCAGGAGGCTTTTTTAAAGCTATGAAGGGAGGTAAGTTAGGTAAAGTGTTAGCTGGGTTAGCGAAAGGCATAGGGGGTAGGTTATTAAAATTTGGTAGGTTTATTCCTGTAATAGGTTCACTTTTTAGCTTTGGATTTGGAATAGCTAGATGGAAGAAAGGTGAATATATTCCTGCAGTATTTGAATTTCTTTCTGGTATCTTAAATCTTCTTCCAACTGGCGTAGGTAATATTGCATCCTTAATTATTGACGGTGGCTTACTGCTATATGATCTAAATAAAACTGAAGGTGAAGAAGAAGGTGTTGACCCTACCGGAGGTCAATTTAATATGTGGGGTAAGATAAAAGAGTTTGCTATGAAGTTACCCGGTATACAGAATATTATTTCATTAGGAAAAGGTATAGGTGCAATATTCAGAGGGGAATGGGCTGAAGCTGGTGAACATTTTAATGAAGCTCTACCATTTGTTGGAAGTGTAGTATCGTGGTTAGCTAGTGCTGGAGAAAGTATTGCAAAAGGTACAGGATTTGCGTTAGGTAAAGCAGGTGATTTCTTTGGTTCTGTTAAAGATAAATTTGTAGGTATATTTACTGGTATTGTTGATAATGTTACAGGAGGATTAAAGAGCTTTGGTAAGAAGTTTAGTACTGTAGGTGCAGGAGTTAAAGCAGCATTTAGCGCATTAGTACCTGGTGGCGAATCTCCTATAGAAGCTTTTAAGAGAGTTGTATATGCAGATGACTTTGCAAGGTTTAACGACGGTACATTAGTAAACTTTAATAGTAGAGATGATGTAGTAGGGATGAAAGAGGGTGGCACACTATCTAAATTAATTAAAGGCGCTGCTACAGAGAGTATTACTGTTAAGGATGTTTTTGATAAAGCTGTTGCTAACGAAGTTAAAAAATCTAATCAACTCTTAGCTCAGTTAGTTCAACTTACAGCACAAATGGGAAAGTCAGGTAATGGTAGTACTGTACCTGTGGTATTACAATCTCCTGCTAATAATGATATGCCAGGTTCAATGGAAGGTCCTTCATATAACGATGCTAAAACAAACTTCCTAAACTCAGCATATACTATGCAGCCAACCTAATTTAAAGGATAAATAATAATATGGCTAGATATGATGATATACGTAATGGAACAGGTGTTAATGCAACCCCTGGTGTATATGACATCGTAAAGGAGTACGACTGGACTTCAGTACCGAGAACCTCAGACTTACGTAATGAAGCCCCGTCAGCATATATAACTGCTTACGAATTAAAATATTCACAGCTACGTTCGTTTGTAGATGGTTATATGAATATCTTATCACCACAAAATAATGCTGGTTCATATACAAATAGTAAGAATCCAGGTTTAGATTTTTATAAAGGTTTATATACAGTTAAAAATGGTCCTATAGCTAGATTAAATTTTCCGTTTTTTGAAGATAGCTTTAGATCATTTAGTACGGAATTTGCTGATACCTTTTCACCTATAAGTCAAAGAGGTGCTCAAATGTTTGGAGGTCAAGCAATCCAAGGATTAGGAGGAGCTGCTGAAAGTATAGCAGGAGGGGGATTAGCAGCGGTAAATGCTCTTGCTTCATTTGGTGATACAGGCAATAGCGGCAGTCAATCATTAGCCGATAAAGTAGCTAAGACGGCATCAGGAGCAGCTACTGGGGTAGCTAAAGCATTAGGCTTAAATCCTGGTAGACAAACTATTGGTACTCCTGGTTCGTATATTGAAACACCTAAGTTTTATCAGTATAGTAATACTGATAACGGATTACAGGTAGGATTTACTCTTTCTAATACTTTAGAAGATGATTCAATTGATAAGAACTTCAAGTTTATTTGTGACTTTACTAAGATGAATAGACCTTATAGATATGGTCCTATAGGAATGGATTTTCCTGCTATTTATAATTTAGTAGTACCAGGTTTAAGATATATACAATGGGCATATTTAGAAAATTTTGAAGTAAGTATGCTCGGAAACAGAAGGAAAATTGGTTCTAGAGTAATACCTGAAGCATATGTTTGTAATTTTACTTTTAGATCGTTAACTGTGGAGCCTGCTAACTTCGTTGAAGAGATATGCGACAATAGAGACGCTTTTGGTGATTTTGATAGATATTCTGCTAATCAAGCTAAAGAAGAACTAGGTTTTCAAAAGGGTAGGTATCAAAGAGAAAGAGCTTTAAACAAGAGATCTAATCTAGCTAGAGCTATTCAAAATGGAGAAGCTCTACCTAATACTCAGCCTAATATCCCCCTTGTAGGTCCTAATACGGGTGAGAATGTGGTATTCCCTGGTGTTACAGGAACTAGAGAAGAAGCAGAAAGACGGGAGGCGCAACGCCAAGCAGATGAAGCAAACCAAGTTCGGGAGGCAGAAGAACTTGCGCGAAGCGTTACATATGGATTAGGAACAGCTCCAAGACCAGTCGCTGATGCAAGCTCCTTCTTAACAGCAGCAGGTACTGGGGGAGGTACTTTAACATTTAGTACGGATGATCTGGTTTCAGGTGATAGGGCAAACATGAGCGTGTCATTAGGCCCTCCTATTGGTGCTAATTTAAATTTAAGTGATGTATACGGGGAGGGACCTACACCTGGAGTTACTAAAGTTCAAGCATTAGATGCTGGTGGTAATACAGAATTGCAGAAAGTGTATAATCGACAAGCTGCAGAACAAGAAAGATTTAATTTTTTATACCCTGATCAAAGTAGCGGTGGCGGCGATGGCGGCGGCGGCGGTGGGGGATTTTAACCTTAATTTATAAAATGAGCTTAACAGGAAAAACAGGACAATATCAAAATCAGGTAAAAGCTTTACCAAGCTTACCTTTGAATCGCTATGAGCGTATATTTAAATTGTTTACTCAACCAACAAATGGTAAAGAGTTTTACTTTTATAATATACTTAACAAGATGGAGTTTCCAGATAACATTGATAGCTCGTTATTAGATACACATAATGTACTTAGTAAACAAGCTTTAACTACCACATCATATGACATATACGGTGATATTCATAGTTGGTGGATTATATATTTGTTGAATAAAGAAACTATCGGCAACAGCTTTTTCGCTGAAGGTGGGCAGCAGCTTACCTTTATTAAACCAAGTAAGAGGGGTTTAATATACCAGCAAATAACTGAAGCTACTTTAAGATAATGGCTACTGCTTCTAAACCAATAGATGACGAATCATTTAAATTTAAACTAAATGGTTCAGATTACTTTTGCTATTTCTTACTTTCAGGCAACGAAGACGCACTTGCTCCGGATGCTTTTACAGGAAGGAAAGTAGAAGAGGGTATATTGCTAACTAAATCGTCTATTATTAGTTTAGATATTCATGAAAACTTTTTTACTCCTGAAATAGTCGGTTCAATAACTATTAATAATCCTTATAATTATATAGAAAATGAATTAGTAACTAATAATGATACCGGTGAAAACTATCTTCATATAGAATTTATAGATTATGAAACTTACAAAGGAGCAAACAGACAAGTAAATGGATTGAAATATTCTTTTGTTTTGCAAGATGAAAGCAATAGCATTTCTAAAACTGATAGATCTAATAACTTTAAAACATATGCATTAATAGATAAAAACTTTCATCGCTTGAATAGAGAATCTGAGCCAGGAGCAAGATACCCTTCTTCTAATAAAACATCAAACCCTAAAGAATCATCCGGTGTGCCTATAGGTGATATTATAAAAGATGATATTTTTAAAAAGGTTTTTGATAATAAAAATATGATCGATGAAGAGTTTTTTACTCCCGGTAGTCACTTAATAAATGGAAATGATGGTGCGTTTCCGAATAACATTGAACATATTACACCTGGACTACATTGGAGATACTCAGATGCTTTAAAGTATCTTTTGCGTTTTAACTATTCAATAACACAAAGCCAAACTTTACCTGTACAGCCGTTTTTACAGTATAATAGAGATACTGAAAAATATACATATCTACCTTTAGATCATTATTTTGTAAATAATGAAAGTTTAACTATTGAGGCAATGGGTGTGGGAGATCTTCAAGGTGATGGTACGGGTGGTGAGAATTCAAATAACCCTGTAAGTAAGGACAAAGATGACGAGAATCCAGTACCTTTTAACACTTACCAGGGTATGCTTCATAATACCAATTTAACCTCACCTTTTACAACATATACCAACGAATACTTTCACAATTATATAGTTAAGAGTAGTAATAATATGTTAGGCTCGGAAGAGAGTGAAGTTATAGAATTAGTGGATGTAGTTGATAATTGGAGAACATTATTCGTTGATCGATTTAGATGTGTAGGCGGGGCTCCGGAACCATACATTCCTTTTTATGATAATAAAAATCGACCAGTAAAGCCTTTTTCATTACCTAATTATAAATTTAGTGATTGTAAAAACTTAGTTACAGCACAAATGGTTTCAAACTTAACGTTTTATAATCTCCAATTAACATTAGATGTTCCCGGTGATACTTTTAGAAGACCAGGTAAATTTTTAGATGTGTTTAAACCAGGAGCTCAAAAGGATGTTTCGGATGCTAAATTATTAGGAAAGTGGTTTATTACTAGCGTGCACCATAGATTCTTTAAAGATAAATATCAAAACGTAATGATTTGTGTAAAACCTTATGTAGGTCCGGAGAAGCCTGATGATGCATCTTTAGATCCAGGTATATTGAACCGACAACAGCAAAGAGGTAGAGGTGGAGGGCTAGCCCCGTTAGATCAAAATTATGGACTCGCAGCAGTATAGATTAACAATATAAAATTATGGCAGAATTATTACCAGATATGGTTGTTGAAGCTACTAGGTTAAGTAATACCGGTAACAGATCAGCGTGTGTAGATCAATTAGTTAATAAGCTAACTAAAGACGTTAATGGCTTTTTTAATGTTAAGGCACAAGTTCTTAGATCTCTTTTTGTTAGTAGAAAGCAGTTTGAGAATTTAATTGAAAGAGATTGTGATGGTAAATTAAACGGTCAATTTCAACATAATTATTCGGAATCTGATTTAGATTTCATGGAAAACTATTTAAAGATTTTTGAATTGGGATTAGATCAATTAGAAGACTTTATAGGAATGCTTCAATCTGCTGAAGGACTTTTAAAATTAGATGAATGTACTATTCTTTATTATTTACGTCAACTTCTTAATGGTCCTTTTGCTTGCGCGGCATATGATCTATCTAAGCTAGCTTCTGGGGAGAGTATAAATTTATTAGCTTCTGTAAGTGATGGAATAGGTACATTGGGTAATGCTGTAAGAGGTAATATATCAACTACAGTATATGGATTAGAACCATTTAATGCAGCTTTAGATTTATATAATAATCTACCTCCTTATATGCAAGAAAACATACAAAAGGGGACTAGAGCGGCTACTAACGTCTTTAACTATAATTTTGAAAATAGTGTTTTTAATGATAATACTTTACCCTTTATAGATAAATTTCCCAAGTTAAGAGTTAACAATGAATTTTCACAAGGCTTTACTGATTTTGCTTCTGCTTGTCTTAATTTAAAAGATATATCTTTGTTTAATGATTTAAGAGATATATCAAATGATATCTTTGGGACTATAAAATCAGCTTTAGGAGTTGCTGGTAATAAACTATTTGAATTTAGAAAGTTTGTAAATTCTTTTTATATACAAGGTAGCGAAGCATTTACTATTTTAAATGGGGTTAATAGACTACTAATATCTTTAGATAAAACTGAATACACAGTTAAGAATAGAGTAATTCAACAAAAATGTGAAAGTGCTTTAACTAGTATATTAGGATTTCCAATAACTACTGATGAAACTTATGATTTACAAATTCAGCTAGATGATGGAGTATATGATTTATATACTTTAAATGGTTTGTTTGGTGGGACTGATGGTAGAACAAGCAAGCTTCCGGAAGAGGTAGAGCAAATACCTGAAGAACAGATAGATGTATCAGTAGTTAGGAAAAAGAAGGATCTTTGTGAGGATAAAGGTGAATGTAAAGATCTTTACTTCTAAACATCAATAACACCCTCATCTTTATCAACCAGCGCCTTCATTATATCATCTCTTGATAGCAGCATCTTAGTTTGATTATCAGCTAAATTAAGTCTTTCCTTACTTTCAACATCTAACTGCTTTACTGCAACTTGTGTTTCGTTTCTTTCTTTAGCAGTATGAAGACGATTAAGCGTATCGATAGCTGATGAGGAAGCTTTAATTAATTCAGCTAAAGCAGCTACATCTCTATTTTCTGGAGCAGAAGATATATAATCATTAACGTTATCTACTATAGTCAAAGACTTTTTGATGAGTTTGCCAGAATTTTGAATAAGAAAGTCCTCTAAATCGTCCTTATTCAAGACACTTTCTTCTATAGGAGCTTTTGCCATTTTATTATTACTCTTTAATTGATTAATAATATCATTAACAGCTTCGTCTAATTCTTCAGCCATACTTATATTTAATCGACACTTGAAAATTTTACATAGTATATTATCATACGTATATGTTACTACAATTTGAAAAGACTCATGTAGATGCTGTACTACCTGGTAAGAACCATGATAGTGATACAGGTATGGATGTTACTTGTATTGAGGACTTTACAGTACCGGCCGGAGGATCAGCAGTAGTCGGGGTTGGTCTTAAGTTTGCCTTTATCCAGCCAGGCTATTGGGTAAAGATTGAAGGTCGTTCTGGTCTAGGCTTTAAGCATGGTATTATGCCTCATCCAGGTATCATTGATAGTGGTTATCGAGGTGATGCTGGTATTAAACTTTATAACCTTACTAGTACAGATTACGAAGGTAAAGCTGGTGATCGGATCGCTCAGTTAGTTGTTTATGCTAATCATGATGTAATAGTGACTGAAGGTGATGTTGTAAAGTCAGAGCGAGGTGAAAAAGGCTTTGGTTCTTCTGGTAAATAATTATGATTGATTTTGATAAAATTTGGGTTGAGAAATATCGTCCTGCTAAGCTTGATGATATTATCTTAGATGAACGTACTCTTAATATTGTTAAAGAGTTTAAAAATGAAATTCCTAATCTTCTCTTTGTTGGTAATCCCGGTACTGGTAAGACCACGCTTGCAAGAGTTATTGTTAACGATATACTCGGATGTAATTATCTTTATATTAATGCTTCTGATGAGTCTGGTATCGATACTATCAGACATAATATTACTAACTTCGCACAAACTAAGTCATTTGATGGTGGTATAAAAGTAGTAATCTTAGATGAAGCTGATGGACTTACTCCTCAAGCGCAAGCTGCATTGCGTAATACTATGGAGACGTTCGCTAAATATTGTAGATTTATTCTTACTGCTAACTACAAGCATAAGATTATTCCTGCCTTGCAATCTAGATGCCAGGCTTTAGATATTAAACCTGTAATAGAGTTAGCTGTAAAGCGTTGTTATTATATCCTTAAAAATGAAAAAGTTAAAATATCCGATGAACAAAAGAAAAAATTCGTACAGCTGGTCAAGAGATTCTTCCCGGACTTACGGAAAGCGATTAATGAGCTCCAGAAAAACGTTATTGATTCAGAGCTGTGTATTGCTAGCATTAATAGCGATAACGAGCTGCTCGAAACTGTCTACAAAAAAGTAGTAAGTAAGAAGAGTCTTGAAGCTAGAAAGTACCTAATTGAGAATGAAGATAGATTTCAAGGTGACTATGATACTTTGCTAGCTAACTTCTTAAACTATATCTATAATACTAATCTACAAGATGCTCAAAAGAAAGCTTTTATAGCTAATATAGCTGATCATTTGTATAAGAGCGCTTTTGTAGTAGATAAAGAGATAAACGCTTTTGCGTGTCTAGTAAATCTAGAAAAATGTATATAGGAGTTACTCTCCTTGACGTGCCTTTTGCTCTTTCTCGTAACCTTTTTGGAATGCAGCTCCTGCTTGACCCATGAAACCACCTTGTCGAGCTTGAGTAGCAGCTAGTGCTTTACTACTAGCAGTTGCTCCTATTGCGAGTTTAAGCTGCTTTATAGTAATATCGTTAAGTTTTGTTTTCTTTAATCTTGAGTCAGGTGACGCTTCAATATGTGCTGCAAAAAGATCTTCTAATTGAGCAACGTGGTTCAAAAGTTGTGACTTTCGCTTTGCCGCTTCATTCTTATCTACACCAGCTTTATACATTCCCTTGACGTTATCCTTAACTTGACCTGCTGCAGCTTTTGCACCAGCACCAACTCCAGCAGCGACATCCTTAGCACCAGCTACTGCGTTTGTAGCGGCTCCTTGAATAGCTTCTTTACCGGCTTTCAATACATTTCCAACACCAGATGCTGCATTGCGAAGTTTACCTAAAAGTTCTTCTAAAACTTCTAACTCCATAGGAGTAGCATTTTCAATTACAAGTCGAGCTTGATCAATTGTCAAATTAGAAAAATTTTCTTTTAGTTGGGTTGCTTGATAAGCTTGCTCAAGCAGGAGTGAGTCTGAATGTCGTTTCATATTATTATTTAGTAAGCGCTAGGACCTTTTGTTAAATCCCCGAGATATTGTTGAGTGTATGAAGCAGAATCAGATGGAATAGTTGTATTACTATCTGGCAACTCTCTTTCGGTGTTACCATCTCTAGCCTCAGGAGCTTGTGTAGTTTCAGCTTCTTCAGGCTTTATAATAACATCGCTCTTTCTCTTAAACACATCAGGTATAGGAGGGAGATTAGGATAAAATTCCTCAGACTGTCCTAAATTACTAGGAATAGATACATGATGTGAATATCGTCCCCCTCCATCGTCGAGAGCTAAATCTAATACAACGTCTAATGTTGTTGTATCTGCATTAGCAGGGTAGCGTGCTGATGTTGTGTCTTTTATACCTACAACTCTTACATGCTGACCTGAATCAATCATTTGCTGCAAAAGCTCTTGTGTATTAGTACCTAAAGATTTAAACTCATCTGAATTTTTAAAGTTATCATTGAACTTAAAAACATCTCCTACAAGAAAGCCTCCACGCTCATACCTTTTCATATAAGATTCGTGCAAACTTACAAACTTTTTATCGGCCATATGATTATTTATGCCAACTTGTACAGAATCACACGTTATCTAAAAATTCTTTTACAGTTTTAAACGCTTCAAATACTTTAATATCCTCTTTACTTGCAAGCTTTACTGGTTTCTCATATTCAAATCTATGAGAAGTATGTGCATCAACAGTTTCAATAAAAGAAATACCATCATGATGGACAGGATTATAACGAGGTAGATCAAGTTCGATAAAAATAGCACGTTTAAGAGCCTTGCCTAGATCTTTATGATCAACTTCTACTTCGGTAATGAGTTTTCCGACAATCTTCATATCTAATTATATTATAGTTCCTTAATATGAATATGCTACATTAAATATAATAAATGGCTTTGATAAAATTAACAGATACCTCAGTTAGTAATTTAGATGGTAATTCGCTAAAACAAGGGTATCTTTATAAAGATTTATTTTTGGATCTTGAAACATCTGTTTACTACAATAAACAGTTTAATAAATCTACTATATTAAAAGACGCGCAAGGTTTATATGATGAGAATGCTGTTCTTAATAGTATAGCCAATATTTTTCTCACAGCGCCTGGGCAAAAAATATTAAGTCCAGAATTTGGTTTAGATTTAAGAAGATATTTATTTGAACCTATAAGTGATTTTAGCGCGTTTGCTATTAAAGATGATATACAAAATAGATTACCTTTAATGGAACCAAGAGTCGAGATAGAAGGTGTAAGTGTAATTCCAAACCCAGACGATAATGAATATAGAATTAATTTACAAATAAACGTCCCTTCTTTAGATGTATATGGGATCTCAGTGAGATCGGTATTAAATAACAACGGATATATTATATTTTAATTATGGCTACTCCTAATAACAAAGATAACGAATTTTTAGATTTTAGCTTACCGCAGAATGCTTATGTGGCCTTTGATGCGGTGAGTCTAAAAGACTATATAGTAAACAGACTTAATACGAACGAAAAGTTTACAGATCAGAATTATGATGGTAGTAACTTAGCTGCAGTTATAGATATTATAGCTTATTCTTATCATGTACTATTATTCTATTTAAATCAAACCGCTTCAGAGGTTAATTTTGATCAAGCTTCTCTCTATGAGAATATGAATAAGATAGTTAAGCTTATTGGTTATAAACCAGCTGGTAAGCAAACTTCTATAGTACCTATAAACGCTGTAGGCTCAGCTAGTATGCCTATAGCAAATTATACTATAAGAAAAAATTCTTACTTCTTAGCTGATGGGTTTCAATACAATTTTATTGATGATTACTCTTTTAATAAAACTGAAGCGGGAAGTCAAACTTTAAAGAGTTTAAATGATTCGGTAATTTTATACCAAGGCTCTATAAAGGAATATCCGGATTACCCCGCGCAGGGAGAAGAATTTGAGTTGGTTCCTATTGTAGTAAAAAATATAATTGATAATCAAGTAGAAAAATTTATAGCTGATAATACTATTGATGTTTATATAAAAGAAGCGGATAGTAACACATATTATCTTTATAAAGAAGTAGATAGTTTATATCTTTCCGATTCTACTGATAGAGTATACGAAAGACGTTTAAACGAAAACGGTTTTTATGAAATTAAGTTCGGAAGTGGTGTTTTTGGAAAGAAATTAAACGCTGGAGATATAGTTTCTATTAACTACATTCAATCAGATAATACTGAGGGCATTATAAGCAAAAACGTAATAAATGGAGGTAAGTTATTTGTATATGATTCTTTAAGACAAAGACAAATTTTTAACGATACGTTCGCAAATAAAAACGAAACAACATTTATAGATAGTTCTAATTCTTCTTTATTATCTATTAATAATCCTCAAAATTCAACCTCTCTTTCAGATGAAGAAACAGTAGATGAGATAAGAAAAAATGCTCCTAAAGCCTTTTCTTCACAACTACGCTTAGTCAACGAATCTGATTATGAGGCATTTTTAGAAAAGAATCTAGCTAACGTATTAAACAGTATATCAGTAGTAAATAACGATTCGTATATTAATGAATATATACAATATTTTTATGATATATGTGTTGATCCTAATAAGGTAAATAGAGTGCTTATAAATCAAATTAACTTCGCTGATGCTTGTGATTTTAACAATATTAATATTTTTTGCGCACCAAAGTTCACTGTTACACAAGATAAATTCTTTCCTCCTTATCTTTCAGAATCATTTAAAAATTTAATTGTTGAGACGTGTAAAGAAAGAAAGATGGTTTCAAATACTGTTGTACCAAGAGACCCAATTTATATGGCTTATGGTTTAGGATTTACTAATTCATCTGATTTAAATTTAAATTTACTAAATGAAACTAGTTTATATATTGTTAGAGAGCTTAATAACAAGATTAATAAAAATACTTTAAGTAGTAGAGCAGCTAATTTAATAAGATCGTTTTTTGATCCTTCTAATAATAAATTAGGACAATCCATTAATTTAAATGAACTAAGCAATGATATACTTTCATTAGAGGGAGTAAAAAGAATATATACAAAAAATGAATCTACTGGAGCGAGTATAGATACTGTTTCTTTTTTAACATTTAATCCTCAGTACGAAACTAGTGATATATCGTTAGTTAATCAAGATATTACTTTACCGTATTTTAAGTTTCCGTACTTATATTCTCCTCTATCCTTAACGAATCGTATCAAAGTTGTAGATGAGTAATATAAAGACAGACTATGCTATTTTTGATGTCGTAGATTATAAAGGAGAAGCTAAACTATCTTCTTACAATCTTGATATAACACCTCTTACTTTCAAAGCGCGTATACCTGAAGATGAGAGTCGTGAAATCCCGTTAAATAATCAAAAAATAACTTTTGATTATGGTGATGGTAGTTTTGGAAATACTTTAAGTAGTTCTCACGTTTACGAATACCCTGGTGAATATACAGTACGTATGATTATACGAGACTGTAAAAATAATTCTATTTTAGCTTCATATAGTGATTCGGTGCATATTAAAGATTATATAACTAATACCTTTTCATTAAGTATGCCTCCAGGAGATATTGCAGCTACTAAACCTGCTTTGGTTTTATCGGCTAGCGAAATATCTGGTCCTATTACTGTTACATCACAAACTCCTTTTTATCAAGATTTTCAAGATCTATATTATAGCGTTTCAGGTAGTGATGTTGAAAATTATTTCAATCTAGCTCCGAATAAGTTTAATTCATTAAAGAAGTATTTTTCTGTATATGAAAGAAACTACTTACCAACGTTATCTTCTTTCGAGTATGTAGAGTTAGATAAAATATCACTCTCTTCGCAAGATATATATGCTAAATTAAATTTAGATGGAACTATTAGTTATGGTGTAAGTTCGAGTCTATCTAGTGTATATGTAGGTAGTTCAGGTAGTAAGGAGATATATGTAAGAACAGAAGATCAAGATACTCCTATAAATATTTCCTTTTTCAAAGACAGAGAAAACATATTCTCAAATAGTTTAAAAGGTTATAAAAATAATAATTATACTAATAATTTTGATATTACTCTATCTTCTTATACAAGTCCTACTTCTGGACAAACTTTAAGTGCAATCAAATTTACTTC